ATGGCGAAGAAACAGGAGTACACCTGTGTGAGCTACATCAGGGGCGCAGACGGCGCTCTGATCGAATTTTCAACGCTGACGCAGGAAAAGAAGCAGGAAATCCGGGAACGCATCACCGAGAACGTCGGCAGGATCGTCGGGGAGTATCTGTCTCAGCACACTGAGGAGATCGGGCCGTTCTGCAAGTGCAAAGGCGTCGAAATTGTGGAAGGAGCGTAATATGGGAAAAGCAAAACTGACCGATGCGCAAAAGGCGGAAGCATACCGTCTGTACACAGAAAACGGGTACACGTATAAGCAGATCGCGCAGGAGTTTGATGTCAGCATCCCGACCGCCGTTCATGCGGTGAGCGAACATGAAAAGCAGCACCGCTGGGATGATCCCGCGCAGGCGCCGCTTGTCTGCGATCAGACCGGTGACGCCGCTCAGAGCGCGGAGCCGGCTGTACCGCAGAGCGTGCTGACGGCGGTTGAGGACAGCATCGCAGCGATTGAGATGCAGATTGCGGATACGGTAGCCAGAATCAAGGAGCAGCAGCGCGATCTGGAAGCCATGCGCACCAGAGCAGCGGAGCTCCGAAAATGGAAGGAGGAGCAGCTATGCTGAAAGCAGAAATGGATAAATCATCCGGAAAGGCATATATCACGGCACTTGGAACGGAAGAGGAAATCCTTGTAGAGACGGCGGGGCTGATTGCTGAGATCACACATTCTTTGATGCGTCCCTGCACAACGGAAAAGGAAATGACGCGCTGTAGAGCAATGGTTTTCGGCAGTCTGATGGCAGGCGTGGAAAGAGGTACGGATCAGCGCCGGGAAGAACTGAAACAGGAGGAAGTGAGCAGCGATGATTGAGACGCACAAGAACTATCTGTGCAGCGGCACTGTTTATCGGTGTATGGCACTTCGGCGCGGAAGCAGTGCCGTCATGTGCAACGCCAAGACCGGCTGGACGTGCATTGCACACAATATCACCGAGCGCCCGACCGGGGAGATCGACTGGAGCCACAGCAGCGAGGGGCATTTCGATGAGCAAATGCACCTTCGTGTGCAGATCGAGGAGATTGAGACTCTGGAGGATTCTATCAGCAGTGCGGTGCTTGACTGCCATTGCCTCAATGACACGACAAAAACCATGCTGCAAAGCCTGCTGAAACGGCTGCACGACGACCGCTGGAACCTCACATGGAAACTCTGCGATGCGGGAGGGCGGCAGGAATGAAGGCGCTGAGAATTGATGTTGACGGTGCGATGAAGCCGGTTGAGATCCCCGGCGAGAGCATTGAGCAGCAGAATGAAAGCATCTATGGGCATCTCGGCGGCTATTTCGACTGCGTGCGGCTCTCTGCCGATGCGGTGATGCTGGTCGATGACGAGGGCTTGCTGAAAGGGCTGCCGGAGAATCTGGCTGCCATGATGATCGCAGGCTATCCGATGCTGGTCGGAACCGCTCTGATTGTCGGACTGGAAGCAGCGGAGGACGGCGACATCTTCACGGACTGCCCTGAGCGGTTTCTGTGTTTTGCGGATACAATCACCAGCATATAAAAATGCCGTGCCCGATCTGGTACATCGGACACGGCTGCAAGGATAGCAGATGGAAATGTTTGATGCTATTATAGCATGGATTGGCGGAAATGTCAATCGTCAAAAGGGCGAAGACAATTTCCGCATAAATAAGGAGAAAGGATCGCTATGAAATATGAAGATCTGAACATCGGTGACCGCATCGACTACGCAGATGCTCCGGAACTGTTCGGCGATGAGCTGAGCTTTGAGCAGCTCTTTGCCGAGCCTTCCAGCTCGCTGCTGCTGATCTGGCGCAGCGCGTACATTGGCAGCACGGTGGAAAACGTCAAACAGGCTGTTGTCGGACAAATCACGCGCATTGTCGATGAGGATGACGGCCCGGAGTATGCAAGCATTATGCTCGATGTCGGGGAGCGCACTCCGCTCGACATGGAAATCGAGGATATGACGGAGCCGGAGGATGTCGAGCAGTCTGAGTGGATGCGTACATGGAATCTTTTTGACAAGGTGTGGCGTGTCCGCACGGGATCCGAAGCTGCTCCGGACACAAGTGAGGCTGAGACGGCGCAAACTGCTCCGGCGGGAGCTGCTCCCGCAGCGGGTGGAACTGAGCTGATACAAGCTGCTCCGGCGGAGGTCGATCCTCTCACCATAGCGCAGACGCTGCACCGCCGCATCGTAAATGATGCACAGGCCGCAGCGGAGTCTATCTGGGACCTCTGCACGGCAATCAAGGAGATGCGCGACGGCAAGCACTACAAGGCGCTGCTCTATGCAAACTTTGAGGGCTATTGCGAGGATGGCCTTGGAATGTCCCGCGCGCAGGCTTACCGTTACATTGCAATCGCGGAGGGCATGACACCGGAAAATGTCTCATCAATGAGACAAATCGGCACGACAAAGCTCGCACTGCTTGCCTCGGTAACAGAGGAGCAGCGCGAAGTGATTGCCGCGACTGCTGATCTCGATAGCGTGACGGTCCGGGAACTCAAGGCGCAGGTCGAGGCATTGAAGCATCAGGCTGATGGTGCTGAAAAATCCCGTCAGGATGCTGAAGAACGAGCGCGGAAGTGGTACGAGAAAGTCACTGACTACGATCATGAGCGCCAAAGCGAAGGCAAACGCGCAGATCAGCTTGCGAGAGAAGCCCGTAAACAGGAGCAGAAGATTCTGGAACTACAGGAAAAAAACGAGAGTATGGCTGCCAATGTCGGACAGCTTGAAGACCGTATCAGGGAGCTGGAGAGCAGACCGGTCGAGGTTGCCGTGCAGACGGATGATGCCGCACTGGAGCAGCTCCGTGCAGAGCATCGCGCAGAAATCGAAGAACTGGAAGCTGAGATAGATCGGACTGAGGCAAGGGCAGACGGATACGGCGAGTGCAAAGCGCTGATGACTGTTGCAAAGGATACGCTGCACCGCATCGCTCTGTACTTCCTGAAGAATCCGGGATGCCCGCTGAAATATGATATTAAGAAAATGATGGGCGATGCCATGAAGGAAATCGACTGCTGCACAGAGGAGGCGAAGTCATGATCGCAGAATGGGATGAATACAAAAAGGTTGCAGACGAGAAGTTCGGCAAGCACAAAGCGCATCTGCTGATGAGCAACGACAGGTTTACAGCTATTGACTGGAGACGGCCCGGAAGCAGTGACTACTTCGTCAGTTTCATCGTCGATCGCAAGCTCGGCAGTCTGATCATCCACGGTGATCTTGGCGACTGTATCGCAGCTTGGAACCATGCCGTCACCGTGGCAGATATTAAGCAATATGTAAAAGATGTCCCGTATTTCATGAAAAAGTTTCAGTGTTCATCGGACAGGTTTGTTTTTGAAACTGACACAGTTCTTGACTGCATCATCAACAATCTGTTCAATAGCGATGAAGAAATATACGATTATTTCACCGATCGCGAAGAATATCTTCGCTTTCGTGAAGAATTGTACAGCGAAGTCGATGCCAGCATCAAAAATGGCGAAGACTTTTTCCCGACGGAGCATCTCGTCGAGTTGGTGACTGATGTATATGATGACGCATGGGAGATGCTCCATGAGTGTGGCGCGATGATTTCTCCGCGCGTATATCTGTGGGCTATCGGCTTCGTGATGGCCTGCGACCAGCTCGGCATGTAAGGAGGTAAACGATGCTTAATAAAGTCTTACTGATCGGCCGGTTGACAGCCGATCCGGAGATGAAGCAGACACAGGGCGGCATCCCGTGCACGCACATCCGGATTGCGATCAACCGTAAGAAAAAGCAGGACGGCACACAGGCAGCTGATTTTATCAACTGTACGGCGTGGCGTCAGACTGCCGAGTTTATCTGCCACTACTTTTCTAAAGGCAGCATGATCTTCATTGACGGTCAGCTCCGCAACAATGATTACACCGATAACAACGGTGTGAAGCACTACAGCATGGACGTTCTCGTGGACTCTGCGAGTTTCGCGGAATCGAAGAACGCCGGCGCAGATCAGTCGCAGCAGCAGCCTTATGGGCAGCCGCCGCAGCAGCCCTACGCTCAACAGTACGCTCCGCCATACGGAGCAGCTCAGCAGCAGGCGCCGCCGCCTCAGAGCTATCAGGCGCCGCCTCCGCAGCCTTATGGGCAGCCGCCGCAGCAGTATCAGCAGCCTTATGCGCCGCAGCCGCAGCAGTATCAGCAGCCGTATTAAAATCAATCCGTAAGATGGGAGCGTGATCTCATGGCAGATAAATCCAGCTTTATCATACATCTCAACACGGCACCACAATGGCGGATGCTTTCGGATGTGCAAGCCGGGATCCTGATTAAGGCGCTGCTCCTATACTCCGAAACCGGGGAGCAGCTCGAAACGGATGACGGTATGCTGATGATGGCTTTCAGTTTCATAAAGTGCCAGATCGACAGCGATTCCGAGAAATATAACGCACGCTGCAAGAAAAATCAGGAAATTGCGGACGAACGTGAACGAAAGAAACGGGAGTATCGTGACAAAGTGGAACGTGAACGAACGCCCACGAACGTACACGAACGTGAACGAACGTCCACGAACAGCACCGATAATGATATTGATAATGATATTGATAATGATACTGATAATGAGAGTGACAATGATAATGATGCTTGTGCTGCGGACAGGCCGCAGCAGACACACGCACGCACCGGGAGCAGCTTTGAGCCGCCAAGTGTTGCGGAAGTACAGGCATACTGCAAGCAGCGTCGCAACGGTATTGATGCACAGCGTTTCGTGGATTATCATGCGTCTATCGGCTGGATCCTGAGCGGGAATCCTGTCCGGGACTGGAAAGCCGTTGTCCGGAAATGGGAATCGACGCAGCCGAGGCCTGCAAAGGACAAGCCGCCCGACAGCAGTCTCGACATGGCAATGATCGACAGACTCATGCAGCCATGTGCGGGAGGTGATCCTTGATCGTGAGCAGAAATAAATACGGCGCCGTAAAAATCACTGTGGACGGCATCCGCTTCGACAGCCGGAAAGAAGCACGGCGTTACACGGAACTGAAGCTGCTGCTGCGCGCCGGTCAGATCACCGATCTGCGATTGCAGGTTCGTTTTGAACTGCTGCCTGCCCAGTATGCGCATACCGATGCGACATATACGCGCGGGGCACGCAAGGGGCAGCCGAAGCGCGGGCGATGCATTGAGCAGGCGGTCGTGTATGTCGCGGATTTTGTATATACCGAGAACGGACGAACGGTCGTCGAAGACACCAAGGGGCTGCGAACCAAGGATTATATCATCAAGCGCAAGCTGTTTCGGTACCGGTACGGCGCAGAGTACGATTTCCGCGAGATCTGACCGGCTGTGACAGAATCCATGTACCGAAAATACACATTTTCGGTACATGAGACGGGAGGTGTGAGCTGTGGTGGATCTGGACGGATTTTCGGCGTATCTGCAAGGAAATGAGCTTGCGGACGGAACACGGCGGCTCTATCTGCGAATTTTGCGTGATTACTCCGAGTATAGCGGCGGAAAAGCGCCCGACAGCCAGATGATCAAGCGCTGGAAGGAGCAGCTCATGCAGACCAATCAGCCGCAGACGGTCAACCTCAAGCTGAGCGTCATCGCGAAGTATTGCCAGTATGCCGGACTGCAAGTCAGTATGAAGCGCGTTGCTGTACAGCGCCGCACAACGGTCAGCAATGTCATTACCCGCGAGGAGGTTGAGCGCCTGATTGACGGTCTGGAATCGGAAGGCTTGCTGCGCTTTGCGGTGATCGTCAGGCTGCTGGCAAAGACCGGCGGCCGCATATCCGAAGTTATCCGCATCACGAAACGCGATCTGCTGCGGGGCTGGGTTGACATGGCGACCAAAGGCAAGGTGCGGCGGATCTATCTTCCGGAGAGCCTTGCGGAGGAGCTTGCTCCGTACACGGAGCAGCTCAGTGACGACGATGTGCTTTGCCGGAACCGGTACGGGCGGCCAATCACTGCACGCGGGGTGGCGCGGTCGCTGCGGCGATATGCGCAGCGGTATGGCATCCCGCCGGAACACGCGCATCCGCACGCCTTCCGCCATTTCTACGCAATCGAATTCCTGCGCCGGAATCCGAATCTTTCCCTGCTCGCGGATCTCATGGGGCATTCCGGTGTCAATACGACGATGATCTATCTGCGCATGACTGAGGAGCAGCAGAAAGCAGAGATCAACCGGACCGTCAACTGGTAGGAGGATAGCATGGAAAAAACATATCACCTGCACTGCAAGCAATGCGGCATACCGTTTACTGGCAGCAAACCGGCGCTGAAATACTGCTGCGAAAGCTGCCGTGAGGCAGGATACCGGCGCAGCGCCGCAGCCCGCGAGGCGGCGAAGGCACGCAATCGGAAGCCGTTGCAGCGGGAGTACACCTGTCAGGCCTGCGGCAGGCGCATCCGTGTGACGGGCAGATCCGGCCTCCGCAAGTGCTGTGACCGCTGCCTTGCGAAAACCCGTTACGGGCGCGTTTTGCTGTCACGCCGAAACGATCTGCCGGAAGAAGTGATCGGCTGAAAGGAGAACATCATGGAGCTGTTTGCGGTATTCACGATGGGCGCGATCTTCGGCGTTGTTGCCGTCGTGGTCATGTCAATGGGCGGAGGAAAAAAGGATGGAAGATAGCATTCTGGTGCTGCTGATTGTCGGTATCTATGCGCTCATCGGCGTGAAGATCGTCAGAGCGATTCAGACATCGCTGCATCCGGCAGGGGATGCAGCAGAAGAACAGGATGATGCGGAACCGGTAACGAATTTTGAGCATCTCACTGTGCGGGAGCAGATTGCGGAAACGCAGCGTATCTCAGATGCCATTGCGGCAATGGATCAGCTGCAAAATGATCTGGCAGAATGCGATGCTGATCTGATGCTCGGTGTGCGCATCGAATGGCTTGGCCGGAACGGCATTGCCTATCAGCATGATGTGCTGTGCGACGGCACTAACACCGCAACCGAGTGTCTGCAAGCAATCGCGGAGCGGGAATCGCATGATATGAGGGTCAGGCTTTCTGAGCAGTGTCAGGTGCTTGCATACGCGGTACGCCATACGCAAAACGGTACGCAAAACGACCGTCAGACGGAAGGGGAGTGGTAACATGACAAAGCGCTGCACGGTATGCGGGGGAGTGATCGAGGTGAAGGATTATTACAGCTTCATCCGGACGAAATACTGCCCCGCCTGCAAAAAGACGATGCGCCGCTTGCAGGAGAATGCTCGTCTGCAAGCGCTGCGGGAGAAGCGGCGGGAAGCGAATTCCCTCACGCGGGAGTTGTGTGCATCGCAGCAGCGTGAGCTGGAACTGCTGCGTGCGGAACTGATCCGGCAGCGTGAGCGCAATGCCGCGCTGGAACACCTTGCACATCGGGGAGAAAAGAAATGAAACTGAAATACTGCCGGTTTTGCGGAAAATCGTTCACGGTCTCTGCCCCGCGGTTTGCTGCTGTGTATTGTTCTGACCGATGCCGCGGAAATACCGTTCGCTGCAAGGCACATGAGCGGCACCGGCAGACATATAAGCCGCGGCAGCCGCATGAGATTTCCTGTCTGAAATGCGGAAAAACATTTGTTGGCAGAGGAAATGCGCGCTACTGCATCAACTGCCTGACGGACGGCAGCCGGTACATGACGAAGCTGCTGCACAACCGTTCGGAAGGAGTGAATGGAAGTGACCCTGTCTGAAAGCAAAGCATCCCTTGGTCAGCTTGTGTATTACCGGAATGAACGGCTTTTAATCTGCGGTGCGTTTACGCTGAGCGCTTTGATTATCCGGAAGTCAGAGCGCGGGGAGATGATCGTGCAGGCTGAGCTGACGAAAGGGAAAACAGTTTTGATTGCTGCCCTCTCTGATATTCAGAATTACGGGGTGAGAATGGTGTATGATGGGAGGTGCTGACAATGGATGAACTGAAACCGTGTCCGTTTTGCGGTGCGAAGATGGGAGAAGGTGAATGAGTGTATTATCTTTTTGCCAAAAAAGAACAGGATTTATTGCGATACAAGAAAGAATTTGACCGTGTGAAACAGAACATAGAGCGCGGAAAGACACCTGTATGGTGTGAGATACGATCAGCAAAAATCAACCTTGTCGAAAGTGCGCCATACAACATACTGCTCGGCGCGTTTATGATCCTTGCAACAATGCTTGTGGATAACATCAAAATGAATGAGACTGTCAAGATTGCCGCTGTACTTGTGATAAATTCATGCTGCACTGCAATTGCGAACTTTATTTTCGTGATAGTCAAACACAGACTGCGCATAAAGTTATGTGACAGACTTGGAATCGAACCAACAGAAGAAAATATAGCGGTCATGGAATCACTTGAATATCAAAGCGTATAGGAGGTGTTGACAATGGCTGATTTGCTTGGAAATACTTTTGTCGGATATGCTGCGGCAGCGTGGGCGCAAGGCTTTCGCGCAGAAGATCGAACCATGATCGGAATGCTGCTTAGTGTTCGCGATGAGGATCTGGACATTATTTGTTCTCTGCTGGCGAAGTGGGAAAAAGATGAGGTGATCGAATGCTAGGCGTCACCTGCATTGTCTGCGGCAGAGTCATCCCGGAAGGCCGGCACATCTGCCTAAGCTGCGAGGGGCAGGAAATGCAATCATTTCAACCGAAATACTATAAAATCGTACCCGCCCGCGGTACCGGAAAACTGCTGAGAATGAAGCAGATGCTCCGTAAACGCTATTTCCGCATCGTGGATGACTGTTGCTGGGTGTATCACATTGCGACGGACAACGACAAAATGATCGCAGCAAACATCGCGCTGCTTGTGCCGCACGTCCGGTCAGCAGCGGAGATCAGCCGTGAGGAATTCGAGGAGGCGCAGACATGACACCGAAGGAATACTTGCAGCAGTACGGCACGGCGATGCGGCGCATCAGAGCGATCAGTGACCACCTTGCAGAGCTTCGGGCGATTGCAGAGAACCTGCGCACAGAGGACGGTCACCGTGTCGAGCTGGATGCAGCCGTTGCAAATCTTGTGGATACAGAGCGGAAAGTCTCCGCAGAAGTCGCAAAGCTCTGCAAACTGGAAACCGAGATCGCCTGCACGATCGACCGGATGCAGGAGCCGTATCGCACGCTGCTGTATGAGCGGTACATCAACGGCAAGACGTGGGAGCAGGTCGCAGTCAGCATGAATTACAGCTATGTTCATGTTGTTCACAATCTGCATCCGAAGGCATTGAAAACTGTACGGGATTTAATTGCATTTAACACTTGACCTGTGCTATACTGTAATTGTGAAAAAGCGACAGAGCAAAGCGGCTTTTTCCGGGCGGCGCGCCGTCTCTTTTTCCGTGCTCTGTCAGATTCAAAAGCGTCCGGTCACTTCTCCCGCCGGGCGCTGTTTGTTTATGGGGGGGAGGGGTACCCCTTCCGGATGCGGCTCCGGACTACCCCCACTCATTGCTCATTTTCTCTCTCTGAGCGGCAGAGACAGACAAAAGAGGTGAACTCAGTGAAACAATACGGACTGGATTACCTGCGCGGAAAGCTCAGCGCAAAGCGCGACAGAGCATTGCTGCGGTATCAGTATTACGACATGAAGAACCAGATGCGAAAGATCAATGTGCTGATTCCGCCGGAATTCCTGACACTGACCTATACCATGGGATGGTGCGCAAAGGCTGTGGATTCGATCGCGGACAGGCTGGTCTTCGACGGCTTCAAGAACGATGATTTTTTCCTCAGCGAAATATACAGCATGAACAACGCTGACATTCTCTTTGACTCAGCGGTGCTTTCCGCGATGATCTCCGCCTGCTGCTTCCTGCATATCAGCTACGGAGACGGCGATTATCCGGTGATTGAGTGCATTGACGGCACCAGCGCGACCGGCATCATCGACACGACGACCAATCTGCTGACGGAAGGTTACGCTGTGCTGGAAAACGATGCCGAAACCGGCTATCCGCTGCGTGAGGCGTATTTCCTGCCGGACCGCACGGAATACTACGTTTCCGGCGATCTCGCAGACACGGTGCTGCATCCGGCAGGCGCGCCGCTGCTTGTGCCGGTAATCTACCGGCCGGATGCGATGCGGCCGTTCGGGCATTCGCGCATTTCCCGCGCCTGCATGGACATCGTGCAGACTGCCCGCCGCACGCTGATGCGCTCGGAGGTCGGCGCGGAATTTTACTCCGTGCCGCAGAAATACATCGTCGGACTGTCGCAGAAAACGACATTCGACAACCGCCAAGCCTCTCTTTCGTCGTTCCTGAACATCACGAGTAACGGAAACGCAGAAAAGCCGACGCTCGGACAGTTCGAGCAGCAGAGCATGGCGCCGCACATGGAGCACATGAAAATGCTTGCTTCCATGTTCGCCGGCGAAACCGGTCTGACGCTGGATGATCTCGGCTTTACGACCGACAACCCGGCGAGCTATGACGCGATCCGGGCATCACACGAAGCGCTCCGGCTGACCGCCCGCAAGGCACAGCGCAGCTTCGGCGCGGGATTCCTCAACGCGGGATACCTTTCGGCGTGTCTGCGCGACGATCAGACATACGATCGGAGCGTTTTCCGCGATGTCAAGCCGCAGTGGATGCCGATTTTTGAGCCGGACGGTGCGGCGCTCGGCGCAATCGGTGATGCGATCTGCAAGATCAATCAGGCGGTGCCGGACTACATCGGCAAAGACGGCGTCAAGGCGATGACCGGCATCCTTGGTGATGCAACATGACCGGCGAGGAGCTCGCTGCTCTGATCGAAGCGGAGATCGGAGAAAGCGAACAGCTGCAAAGGATCCTTGACCGCATTCAGGATGGCAGCGCAACCTTCACCGACAGCGAACTCTATGCCGCGATCACGGCGGAGATCACCGCAAAGCAAATGCGGCGGAATGTGCTCTCTCTGGACGGCAGAGAAGCCGCATTTGTGGACATCACACGGCAGCGGCACAGTGACACCTTCACGGTGTTCAGCGCCGTACAGCGCATTCTGGACGCCCGCAGCGGCATCCGTATCAAGCCGCAGAAACCGCCCTTTGAGGAAGGCAGAGCGCACAAGATCGGGCACGCGCTGGAAGACAAAACCGTTCCGGAATCGGTGATCGAGCGCCGCGCAGAATCCGCGACGGAGAACTTCTGCCGCTCGCACCACGATGACTGCATGAAGGTCAATGCGCAGTTCCGCGACCGTGCCGGCCTGCAAAGCTACGCGATCCGGGATTGCAGCGCGAAGTGCTGCGACTGGTGCGCGGATGTGTCCGGCAAGTATCCGGCAAACGAAACGCCGCAGGGCTTCTGGGGCAGGCACGACAACTGCAAATGCTCGATCCTCTACGAGAGCAAGCGTAGCGGGCGGCAGATCCTGCGCGGCACATCGAAGAAGTGGGAGGTTGTTGCTCCGGATGCAGGTGCCGGGGCGCTGCACAGGCTCTCCGGAGCTGAGGGCGAGGCTGTGGGGGCGGGTGCGGTGCATGTGATCTCTCATGAGCAGGCGCAGGCTTTGCAGGCAAATGCACAATTACGAGCATTGCGTTATGATTCAGCAAACCCTGTAAAAACTAACAGGGATGGAGAAATAACGCTCCATAGAGTTACAACAGCGCATAATCTGTTGTATGTGTCGGAAACCGCCATGAAGACGGCAAAGCCGAAGCAAATTCATGAAATTGATATGCGAATCTTAGAAGCATTGAAAATGCTTAGGATTTCTGAAAAAGAAAACTTGCCTTCTGTTTATGTACTTAATGGCATTGAAATGAAAACAACAGCCGTAGCTGCATACAATGCAATTTCAAACATATTGCATCTGAATCTTCCGGTTGCAGTTTACAATAAAGACAATGTTCCGACAGGCATGGACATTTTCGCTTGCTTCGAGGATGACCGTAGTTCATATATTCATGAGTTGATACACTGGCAGGATGCGCAAAAGTATCAAAGACGATTTGGCGCTGTTACCGATGATAACTATTCACATTATGTATCATTTATCAATCAGGAAGCAAAGAAAAAACTTGACAAACTGATTGAAAACGGGTATAATATAGCTGAGTTAAGCGATTATGCAGTTGATCAGTTCCGAAAAGGAAAGTATTATGAGACCTATACCGAGTATAGAGTTGAACAAGTAATGAAGGGGTGATTTCAATGAGGCTTATGATGACACCGGAAATGAAAGCTTTATATGACGACATTAAGCCATATTTTGATTTCACACAGAAGGATTGCTTTAAGGCTGATACACCTGATGAAATACGTCAGAAAGCAAAGCAATACGACGAACTGAGAGACGCACAAATCAAAGAATCTAACAGAATCGAAGGCCTACCGGCATAATTATAAAACCCGCCCAGAAATGAGCGGGTTTTCTCATACCTGAAAAGAGGTGAAACGAATGGAAAGCGCAACCAGACTGGAGATCACCTTCAAGAGCGGTGACACGATCACCTACCGCGAAGGCGAATGGGATGACTACGGCTATGACGGCAAGGCGATCAGCGTGAAGCTGAAAGGCGCATGGATCGGCATCTATAACTTCGACCATGTGTTCAGCGTCGAGCTGAAACCGTAACTGAATACACCTGAGCACTCTGCAAAGGGTGCTTTTTTCATGCCTGTGGACGGCATCCGTCCTGAAAGGAGTACACCATGCCCAGAGACAGACCCAAAGCCAACGCCCGCCCCGATCACAACGGCCCGCAGCGGGCGCAGTTTGAATCCAACAAGAAGAAAATCTATGCCACACAAACGGTCTGCGGCATCTGCGGAAAAGAGGTCGATTTCCGGCTGAAATGGCCGCATCCGCTCTCTGCCTGCATTGACCACATTATCCCCGTCGCAAAGGGCGGGCATCCTTCCGACCTCGCAAATATGCAGCTTGCACACATGACCTGCAACCGGCAGAAATCCGACAAGCTCACCCCGACCCGCGAGGTCTCCACCGGCATCGAACTTGTATCAAACCGCGCACTCCCGCTGACCTTCGACTGGAAAACTGTGTAGAAAGGAGCTTTGCATGAGCGATCAGCGCTTAGGCAAACAAACTCCTACAGTTTCCGTCGTGCTGTCTTACACTGAATCGCTCGGTGCTGAGGCAGTTGAAATCTATAACCGTTCCGGGCGCACATCACAGGAATGGCAGTCGCTTATGGTTGAAGATATCATGGCCGTTGATGATGACGGGCTGTGGATCCACATGAAATGCGGCTGGTCTATCCCGCGCCGAAACGGTAAATCTGAAATACTCATCATGCGCGTGCTCTGGGACCTTCTCAATGACCGGCGATGCCTTTACACGGCGCACCGTGAATCGACATCCGCCAGCATCTGGGAAAAGGTGGCCAAGCTGCTCGCGAAAATCGGCTACAAAGAGGATGAGGATTTCAAGTCGTACAAATCTGCCGGCAGACGAAGCATCGAATGGCTGCGCGACGGCTCGGAAGCTGTTGTAAACTTCCGGACGCGCACCGGTACCGGCGGACTTGGCGAAGGCTATGACACCCTGATTATCGACGAGGCGCAGGAATACACAACAGACCAGGAATCTGCGCTGAAATATGTCGTCACGGACAGCAAGAACCCGCAGACACTCATGTGCGGCACGCCGCCGACGGCTGTCAGCTCCGGCACGGTCTTCCTGAATTTCCGCAAGGCAGTCCTCACAGGCAAAAAGGAGGATGCGTTCTGGGCTGAGTGGTCGGTGCCGGACCTGACTGACGCACATGACCCTGAGCTGTGGTATGAGACGAACCCTTCCCTCGGAACAATCCTGACGGAACGGAAAATCCGTGATGAGCTCGGCGACGATCAGGTAGATGACAACATCCAGCGTCTGGGGCTGTGGCTCAAATATGCGCAGGAATCCGCCATCACGCACAAGGACTGGACACACTGCGAACTGCACACGCCGCCGGAGCTTCCGGAAACACCGCGCCTGTTTTTCGGCGTGAAATACGGAAAATCCGGCAATGTATCACTTGCAGTCGCCGTGCGCACCGCTGATGAGAAAATCTTTGTGGAAGCGCTCGACTGCCGACCCATCAGGGACGGCAGCGAGTGGATCATCGCATTTCTCCGGAATCCGCACGCAGAAGCCGCCGTAATCGACGGTGCGGGCAATCAGAGCTTGCTCGCAGCAGAAATGCAGGATGCAGAAACGGAATGCGAAGCCGTACTCCCGAAGGTGTCACAAATCGCGGAGGCGAATGCGCTGTTTGAAAAGCAGCTTTTTTCCGGCAATCTCTGCCACATGAATCAGCCCGCACTCCGGCAGGCTGCCGAGAACTGCGAACACCGTTCGATCGGCAGCAACGGCGGATTCGGGTATACTTCCGTGCTGAAAGGTGCGGATATCTCTTTGCTGGAAGCTGCGGCGCTGGCTGTATGGCAGTGTGCAAATGCTCCTGACGAGCAGGATGTGCAGACTGTCACATACTAAACGTAACTACACGGAAAGATAGGAGTTTTATCATGTCTGAAGAATTCAAGGCAATCGAATCTCAGGAGGCACTTGACGCCATTATCAAGGCGCGCCTCGACCGCAACACCAAGAGCGTGACCGACAGCGTGACCGCTGAGGTCACAAAGAAATATGAGGGCTGGATCTCGCCGGATGACGCAAAGAAATCCGCAGACGAGATTGCAGCACTCACCGAAAAGCTGAAGGCTAGCGAAACACAGGTCGCTGACCTGACCGCGAAGATCAGTGCAAACGAGATCAGCTCGGCAAAACTGAAAATCGCACTGGAAACCGGTCTCCCTTCTGCTTTGGCTGACCGCCTGACCGGCAGCACAGAAGAAGAACTCCGCAAGGATGCGGAACTGCTCGCACAGTTTGCAAAAGCAGGAACGCAGCAGCACCGTTTTTCTTCTGAGCGCACGGAAGGGCTTTCCGGCGTAGAGCAGGCGTTCTACGCGAAAAATCCCGACCTGAAAAAGTGAAAGGAGCTATGAATTATGGCACATGAAGCACAGGAACGTTATTCCGACCTCGTTCTCGCAAAGATGCGTGCCGAGCTGGTGCTCGCGGACGGCTTCGTCTTCAACAACGACTACGAAGGCGACCCGAAAGCCGGCGCCGTGAAGATCCCCGTGCGGGATACAGAGGTCGCCGTTTCCGATTACGACAAGGCAAACGGCATTTCCGCCACGACCGGCAGCACATCCTACACCACGCTGGTGATCGACAAGGACAAGGCTGTCAATGAGATCATCGACGGCTATGATGCCGCATCCGTTCCGGACAATCTCGTTGCTGAACGTCTGGATTCCGCAGGCTACTCCCTCGCGGCGCAGATCGACACCGACGGTGCGACTGCACTGCTTGCCGGTGCAACGGTCGTCAACGTCGAGAGCCTGACGAAGGACAACATCTACAGCACGATCGTGGACATCCGCACCGCTATGTCCAAGGCAAAGGTGCCGGATAACGGCAAACGCTATCTGCTGGTGACGCCGGACACCTTCGCGCTGATCCTGAAGTCGCCGGAGTTCATTTCCGCTTCCGACCTCGGCGATGCAGTCAAGCAGCGCGGCATCCTCGGCAAAATTGCCGGCTTCCTCGTCAAGGAGTGGAACGATTCCACCGCAAACCTCGCCATGATCGCCGGTCACCCCCGTTTCGCGACCCGTGTGCATGAGTGGCAGACCGGCGTGAGGGTGCAGAATCTCAATGAATCCGGCAAGTACATCGGCGCCTGCGCTGTGCAGGGCCGCCGCATCTACGCTCACAAGGTTCTGCGCTCGCTGGCAATCCGTTCCGTGTTCGCACCCGGCAGCCTGACCGTCACGCTCGCGGCATCCGATGCCGGCAAGACCATCGCAACGGTCACCGCAGGCAACACCGGCACGACCTACGCATACAAGCTCAATCCTGCAAGCCGTGCGACCTACGATGAGACGTCTGCTGCGTATGGCGGTACGTCCCTGACCTCCGGCACGACCAAGATCGCAGTCTCTGAGGGTGATATCATCGAGATTGTCAACCTCAGCAGCAGCAAGGTCAAGGCGGTCGCGTATGTCACCGTGAAAGCCGCGGACATCGGCACCTGATGAGGTGATGTGATGGGCAATGTGTACGCTTCGGTCAGTGATATCACTGCGATCGGGCGCACACTTTCCGCACAGCAGGAACAGGCGGCGGAGGCTCTGCTCACGCGGGCTTCCGCCATGCTCCGGGTGGAAGCAAACAGCTACGGCGCCAGCATTGACCGGATGATCGCAGATCCTGTGACCGGCGAAGATTTTGCACTTGCGGTCAAAACGGTCGTTGTACAGGCTGTATGCCGTGCGCTGGATGCTGCTGAGGAAAGTGCTGCCGTCCAGTCATCCAGTGAATCTCTTGGGCCGTATCAGTATAATTACACATATCTGAACGCCGGGCAGATGATCTACTACAAAAAATCCGAAATGCAGCAGCTCGGCATTGCAAGACCGAAAGTCGGCTGGGCGGATCTCTACGGCGTCATGGGAGGTGAACCGCCGTGAACTTCACCGTCAAAGACAATTCCGCTGCCGTGCTTGCAGCCATGAAGGCGCAGTGCATGGACGGCCTGCGGGAAATCGGCGCAAAAGCAGTCAAACACGCGCAGGACGAGATTGACCGTGCGCAGCGTGTGGATACCGGAGAAATGCGAAATTCCATCCGCAGTGAGGTGCGAGGCGACGGCGTTTACGTCGGTACAGACAATGAACACGCGGCATTCCACGAGCTTGGCACCGGCCATTATACACAGCCGCATTCCGGCGAAAACTACGGCGTGAAGCCGCTGCACTTCCTGCATCACGCAGCAGCACAGCACACACCGGAATACCGGAAAATCATGAAAGGAGCGCTGAAACGATGATCCTGAAACTTGAACCGTTTGAGCGCCTCACTGCGTCCCGCACTGACGACAGTCAGGGCGGCAGACACGCGGCATGGTCGGTATCCGGTACATTCGAGGGCTGCGCGGTAATCGGGCAGACCGCACGCGCACACGCCAAAGACACCACAAAGCAGCACGCGAATATGGAGCTCGCCGAGCCGACATATACGATCTTCACAAAACGCGGTACGCTGCTGCCGTTTCATGCAGTTGTGCGGCGCGTGAAGGATGGCCGCGTTTTCCGCATTACCGGCGACGGTGCAGATGCAATGACACCGAAAAGCTCCCGGCTTGATCTGCGGATGCACGCCGCTGAAGAATGGAGGCTGCCGCATGACCAAGTATGAAGCAATTCATGCCTTTTTCAGCAGTTTCGGCATCCCGGCGTATGAGGAGCACAGCGTTCCGGACTATCTGGACGATGCGCAGACGGAAGAAAACAGTCCGCCGTACATCACCTATCAGGCGGCTGCGGACAGCTTCCGCGGTGAACCCGCAGCCATTACGGCGGATGTCTGGGACTGCTCCGAAAGCTGGCAGTTTGTACACGAAAAAGCCGCCGAAATCGCTGCATACATCGGCAGATTCCGGCGGCTTGTATGCGATGACGGCTATATCGTTGTCACCAAAGGGAGCCCGTTTGCGCAGGATTATGCTGACGGCATCTATAAGCGGGCATACCTGAATCTCAACCTGACTTTTATCACGAATTAAGGAGGTTTTATCATGGCGATTGATCTGACGAAGATCGAAACGCTGACTGTCGATCAGATTGACGATATTCAGTTTGACACCGGCGTTTTCGTCAAAAACTTCAACATTGAGCAGTTCCGGCAGTCGATTCTCGACGGGCAGATTTCCCGTGTCACAAAGGACAGCTTCGGCGTGAATGTCCAGCGCGACACGGTGAACGTCCTCTCCGATCTGAACGGCGTCCATTTTGACTATCTGGAAGGGCTGGTCACCACAAAGGTCACCGCGAGCGTAACGTTCACACTGGCATCTATGTCCGCCGAAGACCTTGCGCTCGCGCTCGGCGCAGCGGATGTGGACGGCGATCTCATCACCGTGAAATTCGCCATTGAGGATGACGACTTCCAGAATGTGGCGCTGATCCTGCCGATTCTGGACGGCGGCTTTGTGATTGCGGAACTGCCGAAGGCGTTCAGCACCGGCGGCCTGAGCATTTCGACCAGCAAGGCGGCTGTCGGCGGCCTGAGCTGCACCATGACCGGCTTCAAATCGCTGGCTGACCGCAGCATTCAGCCGATCAACCTTTACCGCATCACCGCAGAGGGCAGTCTGGAAACGCTCACTGTGACATCTGCGGCAGGTACGGCGGCCGGAGATACCAAGATCACCGTCACAGACTACACACTGCCGACCGGTGCGCACTGGGTCTACAAGGTCGGCACGACTGCTCCGGCAATCGGATACCGCGAGATTCCGGATTACACATGGACGGAGTGGGACGGCACATCCGACATCACCGCAGCGACCGGCAAAAAGATCACGCTTGCAGCCGTCAGCCAGAACGGTGCGATCGCAGCCGGCAACGCGACGGTCACGGCGAAAGCATAAGGAGGCAGCAGAATGAAGACACTTGCAAACTGCAAGCTCTCCGAGTTCCTTCCCGCGGCTTACCGGCTGCGGGAAGCCTTCCACCGGTACTATCAGCTCATCGGTGTCGAGCAGCTTTTTGCGATGCTTGGCCCTGAATACCGCGAGGCTGATGAAAAGCAGCAGAAGGCAATCAAGGCACAGTGCATGGAGAAGCTGTTCCGGCGCATGATGCTGGAGCATCCGGCTGAGACCGTTGCGATCATCTCCATGTGCGGCTGCATGACCGTCGAGGAAGCGGATGCGCTGATGCCGCAGGAGGCGCTCGGCATCGTGATGGAATGCGTGCGCTCGGAGCGGGTCATGGATTTTTTTATCAGTCTGGAGCGCTCGGCGGGCGGCGGTACGGACGGTATCTTGCGGCTGTTGATCCTGCTGCGGCTGAACGCTTCGGCGGCGGATACATCGGAGACTGCATCGCAGACCAGTACGACAGAGACGAGCGGGAGCGCATCTGCTGGGGATACGTCGGAGAGTGCCTGAGAGTGCTCACACGGGGCGGCATGAAAGCCCGCCTGTATGATCTGCTCCGTGAGGAAACGACGCAGGAAGCGCCCGATACGCGCACGACAGCACAGGTGGCTGATGACATCATAGACGGGCTTGCTGCGATACTGGAGGAGGGCGGCACATGAATGTATTTGACCTGTTTGCAAAAATATCGCTTGATACCAAGGAATATGAATCCGCCCTCAGCAGCGCGCACGGCATGGCGGAGGGCTTCGGCAGCAAGCTGAAAAGCATCATCGGCAGTGCGACGCAGTTTGTCGGGGATTCTCTGAAAACCGCCGGAAAACTGGGCGCCGGTTTCGTGACGGATTCCATCAGAACCGGCGAGGATTTTGACAAGGCAATGTCTCAGGTCGCGGCGACAATGGGCACGACGGTCAGCGAGATCGGAGATCTGCGTGATTTTGCCCGTGAGATGGGCGAGACAACAAAATACTCCGCGACAGAAGCCGCCGAAGCGCTCAACTACATGGCGCTCGCGGGCTACGATGCAGATACTTCCATGTCCATGCTGCCGAATGTCCTGAACCTTGCATCTGCCGGAAACTTCGACCTTGCCCGTGCATCCGACATGGTGACCGACACGCAGACCGCGTTCGGCATCTCACTGGAACGCACCACGCAGCTTGTGGACGAAATGGCGAAAGCAGCATCCACCGGCAACACCAGCGTCGAGCAGCTCGGCGATGCGTTCCTCACAGTCGGCGGTCTGGCGCAGGAGCTGAACGGCGGATTTGTCACGCTGGCAGACGGCACACGCACGCCGGTTGACGGTGTGCAGGAGCTGGAAATCGCCCTCACAGCAATGGCAAATGCAGGCATCAAAGGCAGCGAAGCCGGCACGCACATGAGAAATATGCTGCTGAAGCTCGCTTCTCCGGCAGCGGAAGGCGCAGAGGTTTTTGAGGAGATCGGCGTCAGCGCATTTGATGCGGAAGGCAATATGCGCAGCCTGAGCGATGTGTTCGGTGATCTCTCAACCGCACTCGGCGGCATGACGCAGCAGAAGAAGCTCGATGCAATCAGCAAGCTGTTCAACACCCGCGATACCGCATCCGCAGAAGCGCTGCTTGCTGCTGTCGGCGAGGACTGGGATCATATCGGTGAATCCATTCTGAATGCGCAGGATGCCGCCGCAAAGATGGCCGAGGAGCAGGAAAACAATCTCTCCGGCGACATCACGAAGTTCAAATCGGCACTTGACGGCCTGAAAATCACGGTCTCCGATCAGATCACGCCGTATCTGCGGGATGCAGTTCAGGAAGGCACGAACTGGGTCGGAAACCTGAAAGACTACTTTGAAATCTTCATGGCGAACGGTCTGGGGCAGACGATCAGATTCATTCAGTCGGATCTCGAACCTGTGAAAAAGCTGATCGACAATGTGCTGGAGCAGGCGCCGGAAATGGCAAAGCAGTTCGGCGAAGCAGCACCGCAGGCGATCGGTGATTTCATCGTCAAACTCACGGATCCGGAAGCCAAAGGCAAGATCATGAAGGCGGGCTTTGATGTCATCGGCGGTCTGATTGACGGGCTGCTGTCGCAGGAGTCGATTGATGCAATCGTGGAGAAAGCGCCGATTGTCGTTGACAATATGGTTCAGGGCTTTATCAGCTTTCTGACCGGTCCGGATCAGGACGGCGAGGGCGGATTGCTCGGGCTTGCAAAAAATATCGTTGTCAAGATCGGCAACTACTTTGCCGATGAAAAAAACCGCGAAGACTTCCGGGACGCAGCGAGGAACATCATCACATCTCTTGGCATGGGGCTTGTGAATATTTTACAGAACGGCGTAGCGCCGCTGATGGTGGAGGTAGCTCGCGCATGGGCTGAGTGTTTTGTAGGAGAGATTGATTATAATGATGCCGCAATTCAAATCCTGAAACGACTTGGCTCAGCTTTTGTGAGCAATATGCTGCACGGCGGAATCCTTGGTGAAATCCTGACAGAGAATCAGGAAATGCAGGATTATCTGGATGCGCCATTCAGCGGCACGCAGGATGATTGGGACCGCCTGAGCTACAATGAAAAAATTGACTATCTGACGCAGGATACAAACCAAGATACACGTTTTGCGTCTGATTATATGCTTGAGCACGGGTATTTGACCGGAGCTGCTGCTGACGCATACCGTAAATATCGCGGCTACGCCACCGGCTTTGTCGCGCCGCGTCCCGCATTTCTCAGCGGTGTGCAGGTCGGTGAGAGGGGCACAGAGGTGCTGCTGCCGCTGGAAAGCAATACCGGATGGATGGACACATTCGCAGATAAGCTCAGCAGCCGGCTCGGCGGCGGCGTGATGATCCAGTTCGGCGATATCTACGTCAGCGGCGGCGAAGATGCAGGACGCGCGGTGATCGAGCAGATCGACAGCGCGCTCCGGCAGTATCAGATCGCGCAGGCGCGCGGGATCGGAGGTTCAGCATGGCAGTCCTGACATCGCAGGATTATTTTTTTATCAACGGCATCTCATCGGCAGCGGTCGGGCTGTATGTGGACACGCCGCCCGTCCCGCCGATGTCTGCGCAGCGTGTGACAACATGGGCAACCGGCATCGACATGGACAGCTCCTCGCCGGATGACGTCTGGGAAAACATCACGCTGACGATCAGCGCTTACAAGTTTTTCAAATCTGCGGATTTCAGCCTTGCAGACGTCTACGCTTTCCTCGCGGATGCCAGAACTTTGCAGCTTTCGCGGTTCGCTGATCGTTATTTCAAGGTGCGGCAAGTTAAATCCGTCATGCCGCAGATGCAGTATGACGGGCAGCGCATCAAGATCCAGATCGGATTTGTCTGCGCACCGTTCAAGTACCACGTTGATAACGATGAAATTGAGATCACGGAGGACACCCTGCAAAACCCCGGCACACGGTACAGCCGCCCGGTCTACCGAATCACACACACAGGCGCTTGCAGCCTGACGGTCAACGGCGAGGTGCTGCGAATCGCGGCGGGCGCACCGTCTCCGATTTTCGTGGACGCTGAGCGCATGATTGCATACAGCGCGAACGGCGACAACGCCACGAAGTACACAACGGGCAATTTCGCATTTCTGAAGCCCGGCGCAAACGCGATCACGGCAAGCGGCTGCACGGTGGCCGTGACCGGAAACTGGAGGGATTACTGATGGCTGATGTCTATGTAAGCAACTGGTCGGAATTTGTCGAAGCCGTTGCCGTTGCAGGTGACACAGTGATCCTGCCGGAGGCTGAGCGCTGGGATATGAACGTCATCGCGCCGGAAGGCGTGACCGGAAACATCCCGGTAAACTGTGCCAAGATCATTGGCAACGGTACGTCAGTCTGGAACGGACGTTTTTATGGTTCGTTTCAGGTGTCCGGAACAGAGGTGCAGGATTTCCACATCATCAACTATTTTTCCGACAGTGTTACCGTCTCAGGAACAGGCGTTTTCTCGCGCTGCATGTTTTCCGGGCTGTCTGCTGCAATAGTGGGCGTGCCTCTCATTGGTACATCTTGGCATCGCTGCGCATTTAATGTCGAACTTCAGCACGGCGAACCATGGGCTGTAAGCGGTGAATGCACATATTGCCGCATCATCCTGCACGCGGCAAGAGCAATCGGTACGAATATTGCAGCGCGAAACGCAGTCAAAAAAAATTGCGAGATCATCATGTACATGCCCGCTGCCACGCATTTATACATGGAAAATGCGCAGTACTGTACGATCAGAGGAAATATGGCAGCGTGCGGGTATATCGGTAAATATAGCTATGATCACGGCTCTGCGTATACGATTGTCGATACAGATGATCTTGCAGAGGGTGCAAGCGTTTATGCGCCGCTGATCGGCGTAACTGATGCGCAAATGAAAGATGCAGCATATCTTGCATCTATCGGTTTCCCCATCGGCGGAGGTGATGATGCGTGAGCTGGTACGTAAACGGCAGTTATCCGGATAATACGCAGTTCATCGACGCGCCGGAGAAGCCGCAGAGCGAGCTCCCCCGCTCTCAGTGGCGCATCGTGCCGACGGAAAACGACGGCTATCCGTGGTTTGACTTGCTGCCGGAAATCCCGCCGCTGAACGTCAACCCGGTCGAGCAGCGCCCGTATATCTGCGTTTACGATAAGAGGACGGAAAAGGCGGACTTCCTGTCGAACGGTCTCGCTATCCTGATCCCTACGGTGTGCGATGTGACGGAAACGCTGAACGGCGCATGGACGGTGAACATGCAGCACCCGATTGACCCGGAAGGGCGCTGGCAACTCCTGATCATCAGCAATATCCTGAAAGTCAACGATCAACTGTTCACGATCAAATCCGTTGACCCTCAGTTTACCGGAAACAGCGGCAGCGTCAGTGTTTACGCGGAGCACATTTTCTATCAGCTCAATGACGGCTGGATCTTCCCGCCTGCGTACCTCACCGGCAGCAGCGGACAGTCTGCGGTCAACAACATCCTCTCCCGCGTTGATTATCATGCACGTCCGGGCGCATTTATTTACAGCTACATCGGTTCGTCCGACATCACAACGCCTTTCCGGCGCGAGGTGAGCGCTGGCTGCACGCCTGTTGACGCTCTGATCGGCGGAGGCGGACTTGCGGAAAAATGCAGCGGGGAACTATACCGTGATAACTTCTATTTCAGTATCAACAGCCGCATGGAGAACGCGAAAGATAACGCTTTTGACATCCGTGTCGGCAAGAATCTCCGCGGCATCCGGCGCACCGTGGACATGACCAGCATGGCGACCTACTTCCGCGGCTATGACGCATGGGGCGGCTGGATCGCGTTTGCGTGGGACTTCGAGGCGTTCTTCGGGGATCTGTTTCCGCATTACGTTGTACGCTCGGAAAATTTCAGCAAGCCGCAGCGCGCAGACGAAGAAGATTTCGACTATGACGACTGGTTCGACAACGACTTCACGCAGGAGGTGCTTGCATTTTTCAAGCGCAACTGCAAACCGATTATCCGCTATGAGATTGATCTGGAGGATGTGCGCCACAATCCGGATTTCGAGATCACCGTGGACGAGCGCTTCCATGTCGGCGACAAAGGCAGGGTGTATGATACCCGTCTCGGCGGTGAGCTGATAATCGAGCTGACGGAGACGGTGTATGACGCTGTACGCGACAAGTACACACGCATCGCGATTGGAGACCGGCAGAGTTTCGTGAAAACGGCATCCCCGACACTCGTTGTGGACATCGCTGTGCGGCCGGTTGCATCACTGACGCCGGTGCTGGATGCGTCCGGTGCGCTGTGCTATGACGCATCCGGAGAGCAGATTTTCGAGGAAAGGAGCTATCAGTAATGGCACAATTCAGCAGACTGGTCTCGCAGATCGACGCGCTTCTCGATGAGCTGGTCGCTGCGCGCGGCAGCTACGCAACGCTCGGCGCGGCAATCGAAGCCAAGGCCGGAGAGGAGGATCTCGCGGAGATCGCGGAAGCGCTCGATGCGGTCGATGCGGCGCTTGCCGGAAAGATCATGTACGGCATCGCAACGGTGATCAGTGCAACGCAGGCAAGTCGTGCGGATTTGAACACGCTCACAAAATATGGAAGCTATCAGTACACCACGCAAGACATCCCGTATATCGACAATCTTCCCACCGGAGTGTCATCGCCTGGCCGTATTGATGTTATTGTGCTGCCTGCTGCGCGGCGGCAGCAGATTCTTCGCACAACCGGAGGCGCTGCGCAAATTATTGTGCGAAACTCCACATCCGCGCCCACGCCGGTTACAACATCCCTGATCCCCACGATGACTGGCATGACATCTCCGAGCGGTGAGGTGATCGAGAGCGGGCATTATGAGTCACGGTATGGCTGGCAGGCTTTTGACGGCGTGGATGCTCAGACATACGCACAGAACGCCTGGGGTGACGGTACGAATGTGTTGGACGGTACGCCGGAAGCGTGCTTTGTCGGCTATATCTGGGGTAGTCAACAGACCGTTGCGTCTGTAAAAATTTCATTTTACTCTGACACTAGCTACACCGGCATCGTACAGTGCCGCGTTGACGGCGAGTGGCAGACAGTGCTTGACAGCGTCTCCATCGTGGGAGGGGCGCCATACTACAGCGTTGTGGAGCGAACATTTTCTGCTCCGATCACCTGTGACGGCATCCGGATGTGTGTGGTATCTGGCGACAGAGAACGTTTCTGTACTGCAAGTTACGGCGGAAACGTGTGCGAGTTCACTGTATACGGCGACGGCGGCACAACAGCAACATGGGGTACGTGGAAACGAATTATCACGGAGGAAGTGCAAGCGGCTAGCAGCACAAGCAATGCGGCGCTGCTTGTTGCATCTATCAACGAAAAAGAGGGTGATTTCAATGCAGCCGAATGAGACGGAAGCCGTCACCCTCTATACGAAGGAGGGAAAAACATTGCAGCACTTTATCAAGGCGATTTCCGCACTCTGCTGCTCGCTGGCATCGTTCCTGTGGGGAGAGCTCGACGGGCTCCTGATCGCGTTGATCGCATTTATCTGCTTGGATTACATCAGCGGTCTGATCGTTGGCGCGACGCGGCACCGGCTCAACAGCGCGATCAGCTTCCGCGGACTGGCGAAAAAGATGTTCATTCTGGTAGCTGTTGCGGTGGCGCACATCATCGACACGCAGATTCTTGGCGGCAGTGCTGCGGTGCTGCGCTCTGCCACTTGCGGCCTGTACATCGCCAACGAAGGGCTCAGCATCCTCGAAAATGGCGGCAAGCTCGGCGTGCCGTATCCGAAAAAGCTGAAAGAGCTGCTCGAACAGCTTAAAAATGATTCTGAAAAAGGAGTAACAAACCATGATCCAGATCACAAAGCCTGAGAAAGGCGATCCGTTCTTCAACAATGCCGCTGGCGGCGGCATCTCCACCTGCATCACGATCAAGAACTGTGAGCCCGGACTGAACGTCCTGCCGAACTGCGTCGGCGGAGCGATCGGCGCATACAACAAAGCGGCTTGCGGTGACGGACCTGCCACGTTCAAGCATCTGAGCTACCCGCCCAACGCGGAAAACATCATGGCGCGAGCTGAGCAGGAAGGTCTCCCGATCTCGCAGAAGCCCGCTGTCGGCGCTCTGATCGTCTGGCAGAAAGGCGAAACGCTCAGCAGCGCAGACGGTGCCGGACACGTTGCGTTCGTGACGTCCGTCGATGCAGACGGCACGATTCACACCGCAGAAAGCGAGTACGGCGGTCGCGCCTGGGTGAATCGTGCGTACAAGCCGCCGTATGTGTACGGCAGCGCTTACAAGTTCCTCGGATTTATCCACCAGCCCACGAAAAAGCCGGCAGTGTTGCACGAAGGTGATCACGGCGCGGAAGTCGAGCTGATGCAGGCGCGGCTTCATGCTCTTGGGTATATGCGCAAAGGCGAGATCGACGGCGACTTCGGCAAGATCACGAAGGGCGCTGTGCTCTGCTTCCAGATCGAGCACGGTCTTGAAGTCGATGGTGTGTGCGGGCCGGCAACGCAGGCGGCG